CGTTGTTTCCAAATCTCAATATCGAAACAGTCGCAAGCTATATCCCGGTTGCGCTTACCCATCACTTCTCTAGCATCTGGGTTGTCCGCTAAGAATCGGATAGGTTCTGCAAGGTTGTTGTCTACCGGGTTGAATATTATCGTGTTATAGCCGTCAATGGTCGCATCAGTTAAACCGCCAGCATGAGTAGTGATAGTAGGAAGGCCACAGGCCATCGATTCAAGCAGGGATAAACTCAAACCTTCACAGGCTTTCGTCGGAACTACCGCTATATCCGACTGCTGATAGACTTCTTCCATGCCCTCCATCGGCTTCCAGATGAAACGCAGATTATTGGTTGTCTCGCCCCACGCCTGCTGTTGAGCATATGCTTCTTGATTAGCTCCTTGCCCTACCGCTAAGAAGTCATATTCCGGGCATTCTCTTGAAGCTCGAATGAACTCATTGCAACCTCTGAGTAAGGTCAATCTGCGAGGGAACAAGACTTTCAAACTCTCATTCACCGGCTTGTTCTCCAACGGTTTAAACTTCTCAGTGTCAACGTAGTTATAAATCACTTCCATGCTGCGCTCTAATCCCGGCTGAATCGCCATTATGACTCGCTTGGTGTTGCTATCCACGCTCACCACAGCATCGGGATTAGCAAAGCCCTGTAACTGCCTTCTCATAAATTCTTTGCGGTAGTTGCCATCCCCAGCCATGGCATCAGAGTACGGATAATCCCAATAGATACCATGACAGATAGCGATTGACGGATTGACCGCATAGGGATAAGCCATGTAGGTTGTCCAGTAGATGGCCAGATCATAGTTGCCTACAAAGCACTCGTTGAACTTCATGTTCAGCAGGGGATTGGTGTTGTATTCCCATCTTGTGTCCGGCATGAGAATGAACTGTATGCCATCGTAAACCTTGGTCAGTTGGCCGCAAGGGATACGCTTGCCATCTTTGTGGTTGTTGAGATGTTGAAAGACAGTCACCGTGTGACCTTGAGCCTGTAGCATATGGCAGAAGTCAACGCAGTACCTCTCACTTCCTCCGAATATAATCACATCTTCGCCGTCTATCTCTTGTACTGCTTGATAGAAAGCCGGGGTCAGGATTGCTATTTTCATATGGATTTTCCCTCCTTAATTTTCCCCATCAAAAAAGCCCGCTTGCCTGCGGGTTATCAACCTTGTTTCTTTGGTGGATCTGGCGGTTCAAATTGTGGTGGAAGTAAATGAATACACCCGTTTCCACCGCCGCTACCCGCCGCGATTAAACCACAAATAAACAGTAAGAGAATGCTGGCTAAAATCTTAATAATTATCACTGCTTGCCTCCTATTTCTTCCCTACCCCATACAGGCACCCCATAAACGGCAGGGATTCCTCGATAATGTCAAAGTCTTTAAATGCCAGCATCATGGCCGTGACTAAGTCGTCGTGACCGTTCTTGCTGGCATTGCCAAAGGTTATATTCTTCGTTTTAGCTGATATTTGATATTGATAATCCTTAAACTCTAAGAGCAAAGGCTCAAACTTCGGATAGCTTATACGCTTCTGCTCAATCAGCATGGCAAGGTTGTTGACTAGAATCTCCTTCTCTTTACTAGAGAAGTAAATGTCCTCTACCTCTAGGCCACGCTTGATAAGTTGAGAAGGTATCGTCTCACCTAAGCCGGTTCTGTCCATGATGATTCTAGCGTTGTTATACTGCTTGGAGTAAAGAGCAATCTTGTCAAACTGTCTATCCCAGTCCATGCCCATCCACTGTTCAATCTTGACTGCTTCACCTAAGTCGTTTCGCACTACTACGCCAGCATAGTCAATGGACTTCGCAGGGTCATAACCGATGGTGTATGTTCTGCCGGGCTCGGGTGCGCCTTCACCGACGTATATAGCGCAATCGTCCGCAGTAGGGAACATACAGTTTCCCTCGGGAAGGAACTGGCCCATAACCTCTTGTTCGTAAATCCTCGCTGGGAAACGCTTTTTAATCCCCTCTAGGAAGTTTTTATCCTTCCGCATGAGGTAAGGGTTATCCCAAGAACTGAACTGCCAGCTTTCCCAATCAGGATCATAATACTGGGTATCTTTGCGACCCCAACGCCACATATCGTAGTAGAATCCGGTTCCTCTGGGCGTGCCATTCACAAGTCCAATGCCGCCTTGACCGTTGGGCCCCCTACCCGGTGAGGCAAGACGCATTTCAATATTAGTCCAGACTTCATCAAAATGCTTTATTCTCCCGGCTTCAGTTACGAGAACAATGTCAAGTCCAACACCTACGAGAGATTCCGGATCATCAGCAGAGCGAACTTCGATTAAGCCGCCGTTAACGGTTTCAATCATCTTGTCGCCTTCCCATAGATTCGTCACCCATTGACGAGGGAAGAAGGCTTTCAATTCGCGCCAGTTCTGCCTTGCCAGCATATAAGTCGGGGCAATAATCCAGCCGTGAACGTAGGGAACCATGTCAGGGCCGCGATCTTCGGATAGCATCTGGGTAAACTGCCGTATAAATTCCATGACCATGCAGCGGTCTTTGCCCCATCTGGCACCTGCTGCAACTACTTTGAATCTTGCTGTGCTCTCATGGACTAACTGTTGTCCCCAATGCGGCGTATAGTCAATCTGAGCTGAGCTTGTACCTCTGGCGTTCATCGTTCTGCAATCTCCGCAGGTATCGAATTGAGTCCAAACTTCATGCTCAGGCCGCCAAATCTGCTTGAAGGGAGTGCCGCATTTCTTACAAATACTCATAGTCCCTTCTGATTGCTGTTCAACCTGATTTCTTAGCCTGTTGTTTACCCTGGCAATACGGTCTCTAGGCCCTTTGTATTCGCCAAGGCCCTTAATTTCAGACATGTTATCACCTTCTCAATGGACATCCCTCCTTAAATCAAGAGGGAGGGCAGGTAGTTTTCCTGCAAAGTCCCTTGTTTTGGACATAAAAAAAGACCGTCTGCCGGTCAATTTATCCTTTTATGTTTTTGTTAACTAAATATTCTTGTATAAAAATTGTTTTCTGCCTGTTAATTGAGGGTTTAGGCCAATATAAACATATATCTGGCTCAACAATATTACAGTTTAGACATAGAACAGGTTTGCATATATCGTCTATCTGTTCCCTAGTCATTTTACGAGTGTCAAACCATTCTTCTTTGCAACCTTCCTCAGACCACGATTTCAACTCATACATAACTCCATCTAAACCAATTGTCATGCCTTCTTCTAAAGGGTCGATATGTTCTGGCATTTCGAATTCGCCAACAAGGTTCCCATCTGCCCATAGTTGAAATGGTTCTCCTTGGTAAGACCACATATTTACTCTCCCTATATCTCGGCTTTCGCGCCGACCATTGAGCCATCATTGTTCTTAAACGCCAGTTCCAGTTTGAGTTTTTTCTTCTGCCCACCGGTTCTGCCTTCATCGAAGCTCTGAGACAGTAAATCTTTTGTCTCGGCAATCTCTTTCACCGTCTGCATCAAAGCTCGAATCTCGCGAAGATCGCCGGTCTTGAACTTCTCAATGACATTCCCTTGTAATCCCGCCAGAGCTTCGTCAGACACGATAATATCTAAGACTTCCTGCAGGTAGGTATCGATCTTTGAGACATGGTAAATATCATTCTTCTTGCCCATAGCCGAAGCGATCTCGCGCAGCTTTTCAAACTCGCTCACTACTGCCGCTAAAGTTTCAGCCTTGCCGTAAACATCTACCTTCTGTTCGATTTCTTGAGCAGAACTGATTTTAGCTTTAGCGAGATAGGGGTTTTCTTTTTTAGGGATAGCGGGCAAGACTTCGGGGTCTATCGCTTCTGGCTTTTTTGGGGGAGCTTTGTTTGTTTTTTTGGTTGTCATTAGGTATCACCTACCTTATTGCTTGTAATTCTCCCACCATACCGACTTAAATACTGCTTTCATGTCAACGTAACGGGCTAAGTCCTTTTCCTCTTGCGGAATCTCCCTGCCTTCTGGCGGTTGAAATGGTTGTACAAATGGGTCAACGCCTATGCCTTTTAGGAATCGAATCCGCTTGATAGCATCGTCAACTTCTCCCGGTTTGACTAAAACATAACAGGAATAAGCTGTAGGTTTTGTGTTATACCACCGCAAGGCTTCTACCGCCTTTTGAATATGCTTCATTTGTCCGGCAGTATCGCAAGCTAACCTGATCGGTTTTGACCACTTAACCTTACTTAATATCTTGGCAACGGTATCGTCAATAAGTCTTGCATCAAGCCCTTGGTTAAAGTCGATTTTTATGTCCATTTTGGCAATCTTCTCTATTTGATGTATACCGTGCTCGGATGCCAGTACATTGTTATCCATCAGAGTTACTTCCTTGTGTCGGCAAAAGTCCGTAATTTCCATGTAAGGGTGAATGTCACCCTCTTTCTCCGGCACAAAACACCAAGGGCATTTATTTGGACATCCTCTTGTAAGGAATCCCATTGGGCAAGTCATGTTCGGATACAGAGAATAATCAGGACACATCAAATCTATTTCATCGGGCAATTTTCCTTTAATGTCATACCCTGTACCGCCCTTAATAATGGGAATACCTCCCCCGATTGGGAAATATTGATAATCGGGAGTAAAGGTAAAAACCTTACTGGCATAAATCATATCTACTTCATTACAAAACATCGGGTCATAAAAAAATACCGAATCACCTTTGCTCTTGTGGTAACTCGATAATTTCATTAAGACCAAATTTGGAATTTTAGAATCAACATCTACTAGACCAATATTCATTAAACCCCTCCTTCAGGAAGGGGCCACCTGTTCGGGTGGAAAGCCTAATCATCGTTTATCGGCCTACGCTCGATAAATTCTTCAATTGCCAACCGCTTAGCATCGTTGTAAGTTATCGGACTGCTCAAAGTCTTGTTTATGTGCTGAACCACCATCTTAAAGGCCTCTGCTAGGTCAAGCGGAACCTCGAATCTCCACCAGACAAATTCGCCTTTGTGCCAGATTCTAGGCCGGCCCTTGTTGTTGTTATAAGAAAAATGAGGTTTTTTTCCGGCTAAAAAATCATCCACCGGCTTTCGGGGAACGACGTACTTATCTTCTGCTATTTGAATCACAGGGAACGGAAAATCGCCACGTTCTATCTTGCGGTAAGTATCCGATTTTTCCCTCATTCCAATCATCTGACAGACTTCAGGCACAGTGTAGGTTAGCAACTCTTTTTTTGCCATGGGTATTACCTCCAATAGTATTTTGCCTAATAAAAGGCCACCGGCATTGTGCGCCGATGGCCTTTTGTTAAGTTGCCGCTGATAGGCTCAACGGCAGAAGCCCGTCCAACAATACGCCCATTGGCAACGCTAAAAAAATATTTCAGAGCCTACTTAAAGGCAAATCATCATTGTGTGAGTGGGCAGGGATTTGCACCCTACATAGTTGTATCCGAGCAGACCTGCCGCAAAAACGACAGGAACACAGCATTTATTTGCCCAAACTTACTGCTATAAGCGTCTACTATTTCCTGTTTGCAACTTACGCTCGTCTTTCGGGCTTACGCTTGTTGCGTTCGGCTTTACCGCGTGAGACCTCGATAGTCTCTAACCGTCTATTCCGCCACCACTCACTTTTTTAGATATTCCACAAGCGCACAACGCTTGCTCCGCCTTTTCTCCATTAGGAGATAGGCCAAAAGGTGGTTTTTAACGAGTGCTTGCCAAGTAGAACGATGCAGGCATCATCCTTATAACCACCCCATAACAAGCACCCGCAACCGCAAGGCAAAACCGATTAGCAAAATGCAGTTCCGTTCTGTGCGCATCCCATCGGTTGCTAAGTAAAAACCTACAGTTTCATCAAGCCTCGGATAGTGAGGGAATTACTCCTGCAGGCAGATTAAAGCGCCTTGCCACAGGTCGGCACGTCTACCGATTACCATGGACTTACTAGGCATATAGTCAAACCCCCGAAGGGTATCTGCTATCAAATTAAATCGCGGGGCAGGACGGCCTTTGGCGCGACCGCCCTTGGGCGGAGGTGGACCCTTAACCCCGCAAATCTTATAACTTAATCATCCCAATCCGGTATTTCTACCGTTTGGCCTGCTAATTTATGCGAACAATCAGACAAGAATTGTATTTTCCCGTCAGTAACGAACGAATGACATTGATAACATATAAAATCATGCTCTTCATCTGGACGTTCCGCATAGAACTTACACCAGCATTGATCTTCATGGCCGGGCACGTAATGGCCGCATCGTACAAGGATTGACGGTGAGAATGTAGGCTTCTCATAATCACCGTTAAATGTCCATTTGTCACTTACGGTATGAGTGTCACCGCACCCTGGACAACGAAAAGTATATCTGCCATCAGGCGTATCGTGTATTTTCATCCGCCACCACCATCCATCTATCTCACTCCTAACAGCCAGTAACGGTGCTTACTGCGTTTCACTTTGAGCCCCTTGCTTTGATAATAAAAATATTCTCTTTTTGTTATCTGTTTCAAATGGATTCCTCCTTAGCACTTGCTATAATAGTTGGTCTTTAAAATTCCCATAGGAGTGCTTGAATTTACCTCTGTGCTTTTGCATTTTGGACATACTGGCTTATCTGCTCCAAAATCATCCTGCCAGAAATGACTATCTTCTTTTAAGGGAATAAAATTCCATTTGCATTCCGTACATTTCGCATAATACGAAGGGGCTACAGCCATATTTAATCCTCCTCCCAATCACCCGGATTGGCAATGAAATCGTCTACTACCGTTTTCAGATCCTTAATTACAGTTCTCACTGTATCTGCGGTATCCATAAAGCCGCTATCTACCTCAAAGCCATCTTCCGTAAAAACGCTGTAAAATACCAACGGATAGCCGGCAAGGCATTGTTCTCTCTTGGCCTCAATCTCGCAACCTCGATAATTAATCTTCATCGACCGCCGCCTCCACTTCGTCAAGAGAATAAAATATCTTCATGCCCAGTTCTTTTGCCAGCGCCAGCTCAATGTCAGTGCCGCGAGAGGGCGCAATGTAAAACAGCGCGTCACAGCACCGGAGCCACTGCTCGTCAAACGCCATCCAGAACTCCCAGGGTTGCTCATGTTCAAGAAGGCATAACAAATGCGGCGTATACGGATAATGACCTTTTTTTATCAACTCTACTGTTGCCTTTTTGGCAACTTCGACGTTGGCTAAAATTCCTTCGCGAGTAGCCGCCGATATTGGGCCGGCTACATAGATTTTTAGTGACTGTATAGCAATTCCTCCTTGTTTAAATTTGGGCAATAAAAAACCGACCGCTATTTCTTCGGTGCTTGCTTATCTTTTTTAGGTTCCATTTTTTTTACCTTGGCCCAACGAGAATTTTTAAATAGTTCGTAAAGGGTCTTATTTATCCGTTTACCCTTCATGAACAACCAAGGATTCATAGTAAAATGAACCTCACGCCCGTTATTGTGCTTACCTATAACCTGTTTACTATGCAGGCCGTGAAGGATCTTGTCGACGGTCTTTAGGGCTAACCCCGACGTATCAGATATATAAAGCCTAGTCAGCGGTTTTCCGTTGTGGTGCAT